CAGGATCAAGAACATCTGGGCGTAGGCCTTCGCCATCATGGCTCCTTCTTGCACACGGCCCTGGACACCCATGTGCACCATCCCCCTCCCTATCAGTTCACTCTGATCTCTGCAGCAGACGATCAGAATCCTTCCATCCCTGAGCGTGAGGGGGTGGAAATGGTTGGAACAGAAGGACACCCCTTCCCAGGTCTGGTGTGCTACCCCAGATTCCCAAAGTCCGATGTCTTTACGGATTTTTCCAGTTCCATTGAGGTAGACCAGTGCTGTTCCATAGCTCGGGTCCCCCGAAGCCACCACACAATCATCACCCGCAATGGCCATATCCCTGAGCATGTCATCACCATAGTTATCAAGGTAGAGGCGCACTCTGCGGGATAAGTCTCCCTCACCCATGATCTCCTTGGTTGAGTAGACATCCCTGGCTTCCATGAGCCTTCCGAGCTGGGTCTTGATATTCGTCAGGGTGTTGTCAGCATAGGTAAGCCTCTCCCCAGAGGCTCTCTGTCCTTTCCTCCCAATCAGATCGTACACAGTTCCGGTCTGGTTGACGGAGCTGCGGCGAGGGACGATGAGGAGTTTGTTTCGGTAACAATGACTATAAAGAGTCTCCACCAGCTTCCGGTGGTATGGATCTTTGATGTATTCCGCTATCATCGCTTCATCATCCACATCACCTTCATGGACCTTCGTGTCCCAGCCGGCTGTATCTTCAGCCCACAGAGTTCCCTGACGACTGTGAATGTCCCGGAGCACGTTTCCCAAGTACTCGACTGGTATCCTCCCAACTGCAGCCGGCATGATGGAACGATCCATCCAGTGATCCTCGTTCACGAAGCCCAAAACCTCATACTCCAGGTACCTAGCCCCAAGCCACATGTATCATATCAGTCTGGAAGCCTTGGGAGCTCCATACTCTGTGGGTTTCTTTTCTTTCTTCCCCATGGACAACCACAGACAGTCGCGGCAGCTCCCACCCAAGTGTCTTTCTCTTTCTGCGTCCACCATGTTCCAGAACTTTGGATCTTTGACTGCCTCGGGTGCACTCTCCCACTTGAATTTGGCAGTCCAACCCCCCAGTGCGGCATCCGATCGCATGCTCTTAAGAAACTCTTCCCTTGTGCACATGCGAGGGTGTTTCCCTTTCGCTACGTAGC